GGGTGTCAAACACCGTGTCAGCGTTGCAATAGATGGCTCCAAACGTGCCGGTCTGCGTGGTGGTGTCCGCCACTCGCTTGCTGCCGTTGTAGCCGTTGATAATGTTGACTGGCGTTGCCATAGGAAGAAAATCAAGGTTTGGGGGTTTCGCGGTTGCGCCGCAGTTCGGCGCGGTGGATTTCGAGAAGTTCGGCAAGCGCGGCGTTTTGCAGGCTCACGCCGGTCTGCACCTGCCCGTTTTCCCGCAGCCAGGAGGCATGCAGGTGGCGGATCGTGAACTCGTGCAGCACCTCCAGCACCGGCATGAGCACCCACTTGGCGGCGGCCAGATCGGTGGCAAAGGTGCCGCTGGTGTGAGCGACAATGCAGCGGTAGCACTCGCCCGTGCTGCTCACCATGCGGACATCGCCCACGACGTAGGCCGTGGCCGTCACCCAGGCGGTGGTGCTGAACTTGTAGATGCGCGGCGTCCAGCTCACCCAGACGGTGGGCAGTTCGTCATTGACGAGAATGCCGGTCTTGTCGGTGAAGAAAGTCACGCTCTTCGCCATCCGCGTCTCGCGGGGGTCGAGCGTGTAGATTTCGAGATTGCGGGCATCACCCAGCACATCCCAGGAGATGAGGCCGCTGCTTGGCGTGATCTCCGCCCAAGTGCGGGCGTCCTCCCAGAACACATTGCTGGCGAAGGGCAGTTCGTAGCCGATTTTGTAACTGCGGTTGAACTGCGCGAGAAACTGCGCCTTCAGATCGGCGATTGCATTCATCGCGGCCAGGTGGCCGGTGGGGCGCACGGCATCCTCGAAGGCCGTGTTGAAGGCGATGTGTTCGCGCACGGCCATGACCGTCAGGCCACGAGGGCGGCGCGGCCCTCCTCTGCCGCTTTTTGGAGTTTGAGGCTGACTTGCGCGTGTTGCAGAGCGCGGTGCATGCGGCCCTCCTTGGCCGCCTGCTCCAGCGCGGGTGTCCAGCCGCCGCGAATGTCACCCGTGACGACTTTCTGCGGAGCGCAGTCAGGATTCCGTTTCAAGAAATCCTTCATCATGCTCTCGTCATCGAAGATCTCGCCACCCCGGCAGCCGCGCTCCCCAAGGGTGCTGCGGTAAAGCTGCTTGTAAGTGAGCGGCGTGATGTGATAGGCCGGCATGAAATCGAAGTCATTGCGCACCACCACGGGACCACGCGCACGGCGCAGTTCGGCGGCGCGTTTCTCCTGCTCGGCGGCTTTGGCGTTGTCGATGCGCAGCTTCTCGCGGTAGGCCGCGAAGATGGCGCGGGCTTTGGCAAGGCCCACACGGCGGGCCAGCTTGTCAAAACCTAACACGGGCGCTCGATCTGGATTCCACATAAATTCAAGAGGGGAGCGCGGGCACTTCTGCCCGCTTCAAAGCATGAAAGGCCGCCTGGCAGGGGGCGGAGGCTCCGGGGAAGGGTGCGTCGGTGCGGTCACGAGAACACAACACAGAAGACAACCTGCGCCCGCCTGCCAGACGGTGAGGGATCAGGCCACGGCGGTGTAAACCTTGCCGTGAACAGCAGGCATGGAGCAGAACAGGCTGAAGAAACCTTCAACATAGCCCTGCGTGCCGCTGCCATCACTGGACAGGTCCACTTCTTCGAGGCCGTTCAGCAGCTCGTAGAAGTATTCCATCTCCAGCGCCAGCATGTGGTCCTGGTCGCCCAGCGTGAGCGTCGGCGATCCGGTGGCGGTGGCGGCGGCGGAGATCACGATGCGCGTGCTGTTCGTGATGCTGGCGATGTAAGCGCCCGCAGGGATGCCGGTGCCGCCGATCTTCATGCCTTGCTGAAGGCCCACGGTGCTGGTCACGTCCACGTTCGTGCTGGTGTTCGTGGTGCTCGCGCCTGCGAGGCTGCCCGCGTTGCGGACACCGTTCAGGTGCTCGGTCGGGACCACCATGAGAGAACCCATCGCGGTCTTGTAGCCGGTGAGCATCGCGGAGATCTCCGTGTTGCTCAGATCCTGGTTGTAGCTGCGGATCGGCGTGGCGGTGTTCGTCAGCGTGCCAGCGTCGAAGAACGTGGCGAGGTGGTTGGCGAAGTCCGTCGTGCAGAAGGCGGTCAGCTTCACGTTCTTGCGCTTGGCCTGGCGGCATTCGAGCAGGAGCGTGCGCATCTGCGTTTCCGTGAAGGCGGACGCGGAGGCCACGTTGATGAGCTGGGAAGCGCCGGGGCGGTAATTGCTGTCCACCTGGAATTGCGAATCCGTGCCCTGCGCGGAGCTTTCCACATAGGCGGACGCGCCCATCGTGAGGTGCATCTGGCCGAGACGGTTCTCGTCGTCGTAGGCGTAGGCGTTGTCATTCGCCACCTGCGCGGACAGGTAGGTGAGTTCGACGCCCTGCTTGTAGCGTTCCAGGGCGCGGAAGCGGGACTCGCCCACTTCGTTGGCGACGCCAGCGGTGTTCTCCACCTTCTCGACGCGTTTCGACACGCCGTAGCTCTCGCGCTTCTGCTGCACAGCGCCGGAGATTTTCTTGCGGTTGATGAAGTGGTTTGCCACATCGGCGCGGGTGACGGCATCCCCTTCCTCGACACCGCCAAGGCGGCCGGTCAGGTGCTTGTCCGCGACGCGGGAATAAACGGAGTTTTCAGCCTTGCCGCCGCTCTGCACGGTGGAGCTGAAGATGGTGTTCTCGTTGTCGAGAAGGGCGATTTCGTCGGCCAGATCCTCATGGATCGCGGTGACGGTAGATGAAAGGGCTTGGGCCATGATGTTTTAAAAGTTGGATGTTGGAGGTTCCACGCGGCGTTGAAGCTCAGGCCGCCCGGTGCGCCGTGCGCTGCACGGGGCCGAGCTTGATGGCTTCCTTGAGAAATTTCTGGCGCTCGTCGTCGGTCTTCGCCGTCCTCGCCTTCTCCATGAGAAGGCTCTTGCGTGCCGCGAGGTCAGAGCCGGGGTCGTTCACCGCTGCCAGGCGTGGAGTGCTGGCACGGGACTCGCTCGGCGGGTCTTTGCGTTCGGTGGCTTTGGACTCCTGCACCGTGGCGGAGGGCGCTTTGTTCGCAGCGCCCGCTGTGTCCGGGAAAGTGATGATGGCGCGACGGCTTTGCAGCACGTCGTAGAGGGCGGCTTTTGCCACCAACTCCTCCAGCCGCGTGGGCAGGCTGGCGTCCTTGAGGTAGGTTTCGCGGGCTTCCTTGTAGCCCTTCGTGGCGGCGTGCTTCTCCGCCAGCTTCGTGGCGGATTCACGCACCTGGCCGATCTTCGCGTCATGGGTGAACCACTGCTGCGCGTCGCTGACACGCTGCTGGTAAACCGGCAAATCGGTGGCGCGGAGTTCGATCTCCTGGCCGTTTGGCAGCGTGTGCGTCACCGGCTCGTCCTCGGCACGGCGGCCCGCTTTCACTTCGCGCTCGTGGTAGGACAGCAGCGCGAGCGCGTCTTTGGCGTTCTCCGCCCAGGCGGCCACGGCATGCGCGTCCTTGAAATGCACAAAGGCATTGCCAGCCAGTCCAGCGGAACGCACGGCGGCATCACCGCCCTGCTTCTCGATCTCGGCGAGTTTGCTTTCCAGCTCGCTCACCTTGGCCTCGTGCTCCTTCAGCTTCGCCTCGGCTTCCTGCGCACGTTTGCGCACCTTGGCCGCTTCCTTGCTGGCTTCCGTCACCCGCTTGCGGGCTTTCTCGTCCAGCTTGGCGAGTTCTTCCTCGCTCAACTCCGGCGCGATTTCATCCACCACGGCAGCGGCAGGCGTTTCCTCATCCGCATTGAACGTGATCGTCTCCGTCGCCGGTTCCACCTTGGCTTGCTCCGGCGCGGTCCGATTGTCCGATTGTCCGATTGTCTCCTTGTCCGTCGCGGCGGGCGCCTCCACCTTCGCGGCCGCCGCCTTGGCCTTCTTCTCCTTGCGCAAAGCGCGGAACGCTTTCGCCTGCTCGGGACTCAGCCCACGGGCGATGTGCTCGGCGGTGGCATCCTGCGGCGTGATGATCTCCACCGGAGCGGCGGAGGCTTCGGCGGTCGCGGCAGGTGCGGACGTTTCAGATGCGGACATGGGTCAGACATTAACTGTCCCACCCCGTCTCTCTCAAGCCTTGGGAACGATGCGGGATGAAACGGGATGATGTTTGACAATCCGCGCCGTCATTCGCTCTCCGTCACCTGCGGCGGCGACTCCAGCCACGCCCGCGCCACCTGATACAAATACAGCGCACCGCATGCCTGCCCTTGATCGTGCGCCGTGGCCCCGGCCTCGATGCCCGCCCGCTGCATGTCGAACGCCTTGCGCTCGATCAAATTAAACAGCGCCTTCACCGCCGGATCATGCCGGTTCTCATGCACCAGCTTCCGAGATTTCACCCGGTCCTCCGGCGTCAGATGAAACGACTGCCCGAACAACGGCGAACAAATGACAACAGCACTCATAAAACAAATAAGTCCTAACCAATAACCCTTAACCAATAACCCATAACTAAGAACTCACTCCCCCCATCACTTGCGCCAGACTCACGCCCTCCGGCAGTCCTTGCAGCGTTTGCAGCAAGCCTTCCGCCGCGCTCGGTTGCGCCAGCGGGTCGTCCGTGAGCGTGCGGCCGATGCGGGCATTTTCCCCGCCGTGCTGCTTCTGGTTGTTCACCAGTCCCGCGAGGTAGCTGGTCAGCACGACATGGATCTGCTGGCCGCCGATGATGCTCTGCTGCCGCAGCGGGCTGCGGGTGATCTCATCTGTCACGGCTTGCGCCAGCCCGCCAAAGTCCATGCCCTCGGTCACGTCCGGCGCTCCTCCGGTGAAGATTTCAGCCAGGTGCATGCGGGCCATGTCGAGCGTCTGGCGCTGCGCCGTGTCGGCATCCTTCGGCAGACATTGCGCCGCAAGTCCCGGGTCGAGCATGTTGAAGCCCGCTTCCAGAATGGGCAGCGTGTTGATCTGGCCGCGATTGTCCAGCGGCACGATCATATCCTTGATGAAGCCCAGATGCTTGCTCGTCCACTCCACGTCGAGACTCTTCACGTTGAACTTCGCCTGGAAGTCAAAGCCGCCGCGCACGTCGTTGGCGGTGGCGGTCACGAGTTCGTTCGTGCCGGTGATGCGGGCACCTTGCAACGGCGGCATGTATTGCTGGATCAGCTTGGCCGTGCGGGCGATGCACTGCGAGATGGCGAGCATGAACCAGTCCAGATCAGCCTGGCCCATCATCATCGCCACGCTGTCCGGCAGCGTGCGGCTGGGGAAGCCAAAAAACTCGTTGATGCTCTCCCGCAGCGTGCGCTCAATCTCGATGCTGCGCCCGTCAGGCGGCGGGATCTGCAAGGCTTGCGGCACCTTGCCACGGATGGACGGCAGGAAGACGCCGGGCGCGGGCCGCAAGCCCTCCAGCTCCGGGTCGCCGGTCCAGGTGGGAAAGGTGGTCAGGCTGGCGGCATCCGTGCGGCTGTCCCACTGCGCCTTCACCGCCTGCTCCTTCGTCATGGTGATCTCCGGCACACTGAAGCCGTCGAGAATCAATCGCTCGTCCTGGCTGAAGGTGAACGGCACGAACGGATAACAGCCATCCCAGTCCATGCGGAGCTGGCGCTTCGCCACCTTGTCCTTCACATCCGCATGCAGGATGGTGTGATACGTTCCCGTCAGGCCGTCCACCGTGACAGCGCGATCCCACAGCTCGATGATTTGATACAAATGATTTTGCGCCTCGCCATTCGTGCGGGCGCTCCAGTTCACCCCGGCACCGCTGAGCGCCCACGGGTAGGACGCCATGCTGTTGCTGAAGAGATTGCTGCGCCCCTTGTGCTTCTCCAGCACCTCCTTCACCCATGCCTTGTCCCAGCCATGCAAAGCGGCCTGCTCCTTGATCCACTGCGCGGAACGCCACCGCACGCGGGCGATCCAGCGGCAGCTTTCCAGATTATCTTCCATCAGCGTCTCGTAGGGGAAAAAGACATCGACAAACGGCTGCAATGCTTCCCAGCAGGGACTTGAACGCTTCACATAGGCGGCATGCACCACGGCGGTGTCATCCCCGGCTCGCAGGCGGGCCAGCGCCCGTTTCACGGAGGCTTCGCCAATCTTCCGGCGCTCGGCGGCACCGGGCAGATTCCGCAGCACCAGTGCGATTATTTCAGCCTCGCGGCTTTCGTCCAGCACCAGCGCCTCGAAGTCGATGCCCTCGATCAGCGTCATGTCCTGCGCCTCGGCGGCAAACTGCATTTGCAGCATCTCCGCCACCATAGCCCGCGTGAGTTGGATCGGCTCGACGCCGCGCTCTTCCTTCCATCCCACATACATCACCCCGGCGCGGAAACGGTCGGCATAGCTGCCCGCCCGCAGTCCTTGGGTGACAAACTCCGTCCGCATGGGGCCGTTCAGGTAGTAGCGGAGCACCTGGCGCATGAGTCCGGCCCGCTTCGCGTCCGTGCTCTCCATCGGCGTCACGTTGAGATTGCCGGCCATCAGCGCCGCGATGCGGGCCGCGTTGCGGCGGTTCATCACGGCCTGCGTCAGATGCACCTCATGATCGGCCGCGCCGTTGAAAGGCTTGGCGTCGGCGGTTTTCGTGTTGGCCTTCTTGCCCGTGCCGGTCTTGTTCTGCCACCAGCATTTGCGCGTCTGCTCATTGGTCGCCATCTGCTTGAGGAATCCGCTCGCATCGCGGCAGGCGGCCTCCATTTCGTCCAGCGCATCTGTCACCTTCCAGTCCGCAAGCGGCTTCTCCGGGTCGATGACGGAGGGGAGTTCAGCAGGGACGGACATGGCGGCGGAGTGGATTCACGTTTTGCGTGAACCGCTTCCGGCGCACCCTTCCCCAAGGGCGATGCCACGCTGCTGCACCTGCTGGCAAAAGTCAAGCACCACCTGCCGCGACCACCGCCGCCGCGAGTGCAGCCCATGCGGCACCGGGGGCGGCATCTGCCGTTGCAGCAGCGCCTCCGCCTCCCGCTTCCGCAGCCCGCTTTGCATCATCAAATCACGCACTTGGGAAAATGAAATCAACAGAGTCATGGTGTTTCGAGAGCAGCGCGGGCACTCCTGCCCGCTTTAGGGTAAATGACGCATTCCGTGCCATCCGGGCGGATCAGTGTCAGGCAGTTTAACCGCAGCGTTTCACCGCATGGAACGTCAGGATCAGTTTTTCCATGGGCCGCCGCTAAAAAGGCGGCGCGATTGCAATCACAGGAATAATGACCTTTGAGATATAAATACAGCAATGAATCAATCATCTCGGTTTCATTGTCCCACAGCGGCTCAATGACTTGCGCTGTCAACGGATGGCAAGACCCTTTGCCGTCCGTGTAACGGCGTCCGGTGTCAATGCGTTGGAAATAGCCCGAGCCATCGTCAAAATTGACGCGGAGGTGATAAGTTCCTAGATCAGCACTCATGATGTTTTAAAAGGAGCGCGGACACACCTGCCCGCTGTTTGTGGTAAGTTGATTTTCTCCGGCCAGAATTCATCATTGTTTTGATGGTTCATGTCCGCGCGATGTAAGCACTTTCCAGCACTGCATCGTAAGCTCTCATCCAGCCATCACCCTCAATGCGCGCCTTGAGATTTTGACAAATAGCGTCCAGCATTTCAGGGGTGAGGCTAATGGCAACCGGATCAACCTCCGCCACTTTTTCACCTTCCGGTGTCCAGTATTCGGTGATGATCCGCACCGGGCTAGTGCGATCGTTCCCTGATCCCCTGCGGGTCAAGGTTGTGCAAATAAGTTCAATTTTTTTCGCCTCTTTCATTGTGATTCAGGGTTGAATTACTTCATAATCGGAAACCGCGCCTGGCCGACATGCCCGACAAAAATCCTCTTGTCGATGAGCACCCGCCCGCCCAGCTCGCGCCAGCGGGCGCAGAAAACGAAATCCTCGCTCGTGCCGTCCGGCTGCGGCGGCCAGAAGCGATGCAGATCCCCAAACTCCGTGCCGTGCAGCAGCGTCACATGCGGCTTCATCTTCTCGAACACGGAGCGATGCACCCGCATGAATCCCCGCGCCGTCTTTGCCACCTCCCACAGCACGCCTTCCGTCATCGCCGGGTTCTCCTGCCCCGCCAGCGGCACCAGCGGCGCTTCAAACTTCACCTTCCGTTTGCCATACATCCCGAACACCAGCGGCTCGTCATGCTCCATCAGATGCTCCAGGTCTTGCGGCTTGAACACGAGATCAGTGTCGATCACCACCATCTCGTCACAGTCGCTCTCAAGAAACTGCTTCGTCGCCACATCCATCGCATAGCCGGGGTAAGGCGTGGAGAGATGGCAAAACACGCTCTCTCCCCGTAGAGCCCCCAGCATGCTCACCGCCCACCCTGTCACTGAAAGCCCCATGCCATTGTCGATAATGGGGTAAAAAATTGGTTTGTCGTTTTTCATCGTTATTGGTTCGTCGTTCTTGGTTCTTTGTTTCTGCATTCCTCATTCGGGTTTCATCATTCCGCGCCAAGCGCGGCCTAAATCCTCGTCCTCCTCGGCACCGCGCCATCATACTCGTAAACACCTTCCGTCTCCGTGGGCATCACCTCGATGCGATCCCCGCGCCGGAACTGGCTGGCAAACACGCGTGGCGCGGTCAGGCGCACGCTCACCATCGCGCCCCCGGCCAGCGGCTTGCAGCGCAGCACACGCGGCATCACCCCCGCCGCCTGGGCGATCATGGCGACCTTCGACGGCGGCGGCGGTGCGTCGCGAATGCCGATCAGCCGCAGCACCTCCGCCTCGCCCTCCGGCGTGATGTGGAACGCATGCCCTTCCTTCAAGTAATGCAGAAACTTCTTCAAGTCTCCGCTCTCGCGCCAGCGTTTGAAACTCTCACGCGGCACATTCAACCGCGCTGCCAGCACGGCTTCCGGTGTGGTTGTTGGTGTTGTTGCTGTGTTGCTCATGGTCTGATTGTCTGATTGTCTGCCTCTCAATACCCAAACTCCTGCTCGGGCCTTCTTTTGAACCGCTCGCGGTCCAAATAACGCGGCCCCGCGAGGCAGAAATACCGCCACACATCCACCGGGTCTTTGCAGGCTTCGTCCTTGCGCTTCGTGTTTTCGCTGAAATCGGGAATCGTGAAGTTTTGCAGGCCGAAGATCGTGTTGGTGCATTCGCGGTTCACCCGCACCTTCGGCTGCACCAGGATCGTCGTCGCCAGCGCATCCCGCACCAGCGCCAGCCCCTCCTGCACCCGCACGCCTTCCGGCACCAGGATGGTGAATCCATTCGGCAAATCGAAAAACTCCTGCTGAATCGTCGCCCCCGTCGCCCCAGACTTCCACTGACTCCAGCGCGGATCACCATACGTCTCATACGGCTCCGCACACAGCATGCCTTCGGCATTTGCCATTCTGGTTTCGTCATTCCGCGCCTGCGGCGCGGCCACCGTCTTGCCTTGCCACTCCCCGCCCGTCTCCGCCATCTTCACCAGCAAACGGCGGCGCATCTGCCACACCAGATCGGCATACTGCTCAAAGTTCCACCCCAGCCGCAAACGCTGCGCCGGGCCTTCATCGCCATTGATGCGGTCCTTCTCGCTGAGTGTCGCCCACGGGCCGGGAAGCATGTCGTCAATGGCGATGCTCTCACACGGCCATTCCTGCGCCTGCCAGTAGCGACCCATCGGATCAACAATGAACCAGCCGATGAAGAACGGTTTTGCCTCCGCGCCGTCGATGATCTCATACAGCGTGCCGTCACGCGGCAGGTCTTTCCAATCGCAAAGATGCTGCTCCGGCCGCCACACCGCCTCGAACTCCGTCCGGCTCGCCGCCTCGGCGTCGCCGTAGAGTTTGATACGGATCGTCTTCTCGTCCGCGCCCGCGTAGTCCTTCGACAACTGCGGATACACGTTAACATACTTGTTGGCTGCCGTGTGCAGGTAGCACACCAGCCGCGTCGGCTCCTGCGGATAGGCAATCTTCGGCACACGCGGATCTTTGCAGCCGCCTTTGTTTGCCAGCTCGGGCGCGATGACCTTGAACTTGTCGGGCTTCACCGCGCCCTGCATGAAGTAGCGCACGGTCGGCGTGAATCCCTCTTCGGGCGTGTAGGTGATGAGATGCACGCCGTGCATCAGCGCCCCGATCAGCTCGCCATGCGGCCGTCGTGCTCCGGGCCGTCCCTCCGCCAGCGGCTCCAGGTAGCCTTGCAGCGCCAGCATTTGCTTCCGGTGCTCGTCCGATTGCGTTTCGATGGCCCGCGATGCGAGACGATCCTTCAGCGCCTTCACATGATCCACCGGAATGCCTTCATCGCTCCACACAAACGTCAACGCATAGCCTCGAAATGACTCAAGTTCCTGCGTGAAGAAACGAAACTGCACCATGCCGCCGCCCGTGTAGCGTTGCCCGTCCGCGCCGGTCACGATGAGGTAGCGGGAAAACTGGTTGTCGGTGAACTTGCCGCCGCTGAACTTCGCTTTCTGGTGCTTGTCCTGCTTGATCTTCCCCGCCGCGCCACCCAGCGCCTCCACCGGCAAGAACGACTCGATGGGCTTCTGCTGCAAGTTCTGCGAATCCTCCTCGCGGCGGGACATGCAGAACACCGTCGCCTTCTTCGCGTGTTTCCAATGCTGCACCGCGAGCGATGCCGCCACATGCGTTTTGCCCGCACGGATGCCGCCGCTCACCAGCACCTCCAGCACGCGCCCCGGATGCTCCAGCCGTTTGCGACACAGCTCCAGCAGGAACAACCACCAGTCCTGCGGAATCCACCCGTGATCGAGCGGCTGCTCGGCCATCTCACGCATCGCATCCGCCCGCGCCGCCACCGCCTCCGCCGCCCCCACCTCGCCCAGCGCCAGCAGATCCTCCAGCGCCCACGGCTCAATCACCGGATGCGCCTCCTGCCCCGCATGCAAGGCTTCGATGACCATCCGGCTGTCCGCATCCACCTCCATCACGCCGCCCTCCTTGTGTGCGTTTCAAACGGCACCACGTTGGCAGGTTGCGGCAGCGTGTCCATCGGACTCGTGATGCTGCGGGCAAACTGCGGAATGCAGTGCGTGTAAATCTGCGTCGTTTCCACGCTGCTGTGCCCGAGCAATTCCTGCACCTGCGTGATGCTGGCTCCGTTCGCCAGCAAGTTCGTGGCAAAGCTATGACGCAGCGTGTGCGCCGTCACTCGTTTGCTCAGTCCGCAGCGACGGCGGGCATTCTTCAGCGCCTTGCCCAGCGTGTCCTCATGAATGTGATGCCTGCGCACGATGCCGCTGCGTGGATCGGTGCTTTGATTTGCCGCAGGCCACAGCCAGAACCACGGCCACTCGCGGCCAGCGTTCGGATATTTGCGCTCCAGTTGGTCCGGCAGATACACCGGCATCGCGCCCGCCTGACGGTCGGCATCATACAGCAGCCGAATGCGGTCCAAATGCGCCCGCAGCGTGAACACCAGCGAGCGAGGCAGGCATGTCACGCGGTCCTTGTCACCCTTGCCGCCGCGCACCGTGATGAGGCACGCATCCAGGTCGATGTCCTTCACCCGCAGCGCCAGCAGTTCCGCCAGTCGCACGCCGCTGCCATACGCCACCTGCGCCATGAGTAGCGGCCCCGGTGTCATCGCATCAAACAAACGCCGCATCTCATCAGGACTCAGCCACGACGGCAGCCGTGCCGGCCGTTTCGCACGGGTCCATTTCCCCAGATCACCCAACGGCTGACGCAGCACATCGCGGTAAAAGAACACGATGGCATTGAAAGCCTGGTTTTGCGTCGATGCCGAGCAACGCGGGGCCATCTGCTCCAGAAAACTCCGCACCCGTTCCTCCCGTGACTCTTCCACCCTGCGTGCCACATGCCTGGCAAACCGCACGATCCACCCCGCATAAGACTCCTCCGTGTGCCTCGACAACCGCCGCATGCGGCACGTCAGCCGAACTTGTTCCAGTGTATCACGCAGGTTCATAAGTTTTAGAATGTTTCCGGTTTTGCAGGTGTTGAGAGGAAAAGTCAGTCTGGATAATTCTTGTTCGGCTTCATCGGCATCGTGTAGCACCAGTGACGCCATGCTGTGCCGCTGAGATATTCAGCATCTTCGACAGGTAGCCGCTCAAGGGAGCCTTGGCGTCCATTGGCGCATAAGTCGTTGAAGTTAGTAGCCGCATAGCTCGCCAAGAATTGAATGGCAAACTGGCGGCGAAACTCCATCTCATCCCCCGTGCCGAACAAGGGTTGATGGTCTTGTGACTTCGAGTTGGCATCAGGCAGGCTCATATCTTAGGCTTCGTTTCGGGGTTGCTGCGTTTTGACGTTCGGTTGATGAAATGGCTTGGTGTATTCAGTGCTTACCCAGCCGCATTGAAGCGAGAAGCAGACCCAGCGGCCTTCTGGGTTTTTCCTAGTTGTCAGCCAGAACGCCTCATGACCGCATTCCGCGCAAATGCAGCTAAAGTGAAACAAGCACTTTGTTGCTGGGTGGCGCTTCGTTCCGCCCCACACAGGCTCGCCACAAACCGAACAAATCGGATGAAGTGAACCGCTCTGGGCTGGCTGTCGTGTATTCGTGATCATGGGTTCGCGGTCACTGATCCGAGACGTTCAAAACGGTATGTCATCGTCCTCCATCCCCTCCGCCATCGGCGAGGAGTCGCCGCCCGTCACCGGCACACCGCCCGCAGGCCGTGCCGTTCGCTGGCCGCCTGTTGCCGCGTCATACTCGCGGGCATTGCCCAGAAACGGCAGATTCGGCGGCGTGGCGCTTTCGCGTTCGGCCTTCGTCGTGCTCTCCTTGATCCAGTGCGTGTTGCCAAACTCGTCCTTGCCATCGCGATTCGGCACCAGGTCGATGGACAACCCGAGCTTGCCAGATCGTTCTGTCCGGCGAATCCGCGAGTTTTTCAACTGGATCACCAGGCACTCCGTCGGTGCTCCAGTCTTGTCTTTGAGAGTCATCAAAACCGCGCCCTGAAGTTTGAGCGGGTCGATGTAGGCGTTCAGTTTGTTGGGCATGGTGGGTATGTGTTTTGAGTTATGGGTTACGGGTTATGAGTTGCGCATGAGCAGCGGATTGCGGTTCAGCTCGGCATGCAGATAGTTCACGCAATCGAGCACGGTTTTGAGTTTGGCCGCATCGTCATCCGGGATGTTGATCTCAAAATCCTCCTCGCAGAAAATGATGATTTCGATCTCATCGAGCGAATCCGCGCCCAAATCGCGCAGGGTCGCATCAGCCACCACATCGTCAGGATCACAGCATAACTGCTCGACCACGATGTTGGTAAAACGGTGTTGGATTTCGGAGGCGGTCATAGTTTCGTTCTTGGTTCGTGATTCAAAAGCCCGGCAGCACCACTTGCCGGTTTTTGTCGTTGGTGCTGTAAAGGTGCGTGGTGCGGCCCTCAAAGCGTTGCAGCGCGGGTTTGAAGCGCAGGCAGATTTCATCCGTCGTTGCTCCCCATCGGTTCTTGGCGATGATGAAACGGGCGTGCTCGTTGTAGTCAGCCTGGCAGACTTCGATGTGTGCCGGCAGTCCGCGCCCGTCGTGCCAGCGCTCCGGGCAGTCGATGCGGAATCCGTGCGTGAGTGACTGCCACCGCTCTTTCTCCTTGTCATCCAGAGCGGCCCACGGCCGCACTTCAGGCGGCCGGTGAATGAACGCGATGTGCGTGGGATATTCCACCATCTCCGAGGCTCCGCGAATGTCTCCAGGGGAAGGCGGCCGGTTGCGGTCCTGCTTCTCGCGGGCCTTTTTGTCGAGCTGCACAAACAGCACCACCAGCACGCCCAGATTGCGGCGGATTTCATGCAGGCACTCCATGATTTCCTTCTGCCCGATGCGCTCGTCCTTGCGCCCATGATCGCTGCTTGGCTTGAGCTGGCCGAAGTGGTCGATCACCACCACCTTCACCCCATGCCTGCGCACATGCAGTTGCACCTTGGCCCGCAGCTCCGCCGTCGTGATGCTGCTTTTGTGGTCCCAGTAAATCGGTGCCATTGAGATTTCCTGCGCTGCACGCGATACCGCGCCCACGTCATCGCGCTTCATCATGCCATTGCGGGACACATTCACATTCACGCCGCTGCGCCCAAGATAAAGCCGATGGCACATGCCGGTGCGGCCCATTTCCAACGGAAAGACCAGCGTGGGCACCTTGCACTCCACCGCGATGTGCTCAATCAACGACACCGCGCCCACCGTTTTTCCCATGCCAGGGAACGCGCCGATCATGAGCAGATCGCCATCACCGTCCGGGGCCAGTCCGTGAAATGTGCGGTCAACGTCCGCCCATCCCGTTTGAATGCCCATGACCTTGCCGCGATTGTCGCAGATGCGCTGAAACGCATCCAGCCATTCATGCGTCATGCTTTGCGAGTTCAACACCTGGCATTCCGGCCCGCCCTTGTTCGCGCTGGCTGCTTCCAGCACTTTGAAAATGCGTTCCTCCGCCCGTGCTACCACCTGGCTGGCATCCTCCAAGTCCGCCGTGCTCCCATGCGCAAACCCTTCCTGCATGTTGTCCGCGCTGGCATCCACCAACTGACGCATGAGCCACTTGTCCGTGATGGTTTTTTTGTAGAACGGATAATGCGCGGCAATCGGCACAAAGGCAAACAGCTCGGTCAGGGCCGCCGCGCCGCCGACATCCTCCAGCTTGCCCATGTCACGCAGCCGGTGCGTCGCTGCGGGCGGATCAATCGGCTCGTTCTTTGCCGCCATGTCCAGCAGCAGCTCGTAAACGGTGCGGTTCTGCGTGTGGTAAAACGCCTCCGGCAGCAAATCACGCTGGCATTCCATCACGCGCTCAGGATCTTGCAGCAGGCAGGACAGCAGCCCTTTTTCCGCCTCATCGCTGAACGGCATCGTTTGATTCAGTGCGGCAAGTTTGCGCTCCGCAGGATGGTTTTGGTCACTCATCGGCTCATGTCCTCCAGCTTGATTCTCAGTTCCGTTTTCAGGCTTTCAGGGATGGCATGCCAGCTCGCAGGCACCGGCACATCCGGCCAGCACAAAACCCACGCATCCCACCAGCTCTGCGGTTCCTGCTCCTCCACCACGGCCAGCGGCTTTTCTTTTTTCACCGCCGCCGTGCCAGCATGGCCGTTGCGCCGCATGTCCTCGCGTGCCCACTTCCGCAAGTCGGCCTTCCAGTCGGTGATCGGCACCTGCACACCGCTGCGCACCGGCTCCCAGTTGCATGTGCTGCGATCATCGAACCAGTTCCGCACGCTGGCATCCTCGATCACCAGCATTTCCGCGTTGCCCTTGGAATAGCTCGCCGCATACGACAGCGCCTCATCGACATTTGCAGGCACGCCCGCGCCCCTTTCTTTTTTTTCTGGGGGGAGTCCAGTCGATGAAATCGAAGTCTGGTCGGGAGGTGGGCGCGTCGCTGCGACAGCAGCCGCTTCCTTCCCTTCCATTACCTTATCTTCCTTTACCTTTCCATTACCTTCCTTTACATTACGCTCTCCCATGGGGGGGGGCATATGCCCCCCCATGTGGTTAGGCATGTCATTACCCATCGTTTGCCTCAAAGCGGGGTTTCCTTTGGGGCCATTCAAGCGATTGGCCTGCACTTTCTTCAAACTTTTGTGAGGAAAACCCCAAACTTGCAGGTCTTGACCGCTCCACTGCCACAGTCCGCAGGGCGATGCTTTCTTAAAATCTGCGAATTTCAGGCTGCAAATGAGCAACCACTGATCACTTTTCCACTCTGCGCAGCCAGAAATCAGCCCGCCATTCTCCACTGCAACACAGTGAAGCATGAGCGAAAGCCACACGCCGCGTTGCACTGGCGAGGCGGACATGAACGCCACATCACGCATGGTATTGGTTTCCAAGTTGAGGTAATTCATGCCTTGGCCTCCTGCTTGAAATGCTTCACAAACCAGCTCAACGGGGAAACCTTGTTGCGGTGGCCCTGCTTGGCGTCTTCGATCTGGTAGTCGATGCTGTCGCGGGTCAGGTTCGTGACCCGGGCCTTGACGTGCTCCTTGCTTACCCAGACCTGACCCACCATCGGCACCGCCGTGGCCGTGCGCGGTTGCTTGTGTTTGCCAGCCGACACCCAGCCTTCACGCGGCCGGACGACAAACGCCCGCCCCTGGTGCATCACGATCCGCGCCTTTTGGCCGTTCTGCGTTTGAACTTTGAGTGCCTTGGCCGCCAGCCCTTGTTCCTCATTGCGGAGGTATTGATGGCGATGCGTGACCAGATAAGGCCCGGCGATGACGCGCTCGGCTGGCAGCAGCTTTTCAACAGCCAAAACGTATTCATGGCCGCCGCCGTGTTTTTTCGTGGCAGGTTTTTGGGGTCGGGAAGGGGAGGTTTTCACAAGTCGGAGTCAGCTTTGAGTTGTTGCGCTTCGTGCATCGCCTCGCGGATGCTTTGATCCACCAGCCGGGAGGCCGCCTTGCGGGTGGCCCGCAGCAGCGTTTCGTAAGCTTTGCTGGCGTCGCCCTTGAAGGTGACTTTGCCCGCGATGTCGATTTCAATGGTTGCCACCGGCCACGGCTCCATTGCGCCCGTGGTGGAGTTGGCCCGCCACTTCACCACCTGGACGGCGGAAGCGAGCGGCATGGGTTTTGATTCGAGGTCGTTCATAGGTTGAGAGAAAGTGTTAAAGGAGGAATCCGTGACGCGCCTGCATCCGTGCCGCCTGCCTGCGCATGGTTTCCTCGCAGGCCGTAATGATGTTTGCGCAGGCCAGCAGCCGGCATTTCGCCACCGCCTTTTCCATCGCCAGCGCCAGGCGGTCGAGTTCGCAAACTTCAGGATCACGCAGCAGGTCATCAATGACGCGGATCTGCTCGCTCAGCGCGTCCATCTCCCGCTGGCAGTGCAGCAGCTCATGCACCGGACGCTCCCGCACCGCCGCCGTCGCGGGCGCCGTCTGCCAAAGCTCGAGCTTCGCCGCGCTCATGCTGCGCCCCCCTTCTTTTTTTCCGGCCATCCACACGGCTGCTCCTGGCAGTCGATGGGAGACGCGATGAGACACTGCGGACACCGAGGCGCAGGCAACGGCCCCGCAAACACCAGCCGCCCGCCCTTCTTTTTTTGGACCGGCAGCAAAGCAGGCAGAGAAAGCCGCGTAGCATCCACGCCCTGCACCTCTACCAGAGCCAGCGCCCCCGTGCTCACCACGCGGACCAGCAACGCGCCCTCATCGGTCAACGCCGCCGCATGCACGAGCAGCGAGCCATTGGCAAAATTTTCTGTGACCTGAAACCCGATTGAGGAGACGCACGCGCCGCGCTCGCCCGACCCCCTCCCCCCCTCTTGAATTTCACCAGCCGCCACTCGATCTTGCTCGCCCTCATCGGCTGAAATGTGGCATGAAATGGGACACGCATTCATAAGCCGTTGAATATCAATGGAAAGCGGAGCTAAAACAGCGGATTCAATATCCGCTGGCGTGCTATGGGTCCGGCTACCAGCACCGCCCGCAACCAAGTCGAGGCCGGCCGCCATTGCGGAAACTTCCCCCGTCCTCAAATCCATCTGGGCGGCAGCCAGGCCAGCACCCACATTCCCAGCTACGGGTTGCACCACATTTGTGAGCGTGGTCATGCCCGCCTCCTTTCCGGTTGCAGCAGGTCCAGCACCGAGCTTTCCGGGATCAGCGTCGCCGCGCTCCGGGCCGTGCCCAGCTTCACCACACGCAGCCGTCCTGACGCGATCCAATCGCGCACGGTGGCCGCAGGCCGGTCCAGCATCGCCGCCACCGTGGCGACAGAGTAATGAGCTTCGACCCTCCTGCCCAAAAAAAAGAAAAGGCCGCGCCCGGGCAGCATCCAGCGCCCGTTTGCCACAGCCGCCCCAGGAATCAAACCCGTCTGCGCCCACCGCGTCACGATCACCTCCGGCACATCGAGCAGCGCGGCGACCTCAGACGCAGCCCAGCGCCCCTTCTGGAGCACCGCAGCCGCGTCTTGGGTAAATTGTGCCTGCTTTCTCATCGGTTCGTTCAAAAAAAGAAAAAGGGCCGCCGCCGCACGCAGCAGGTCCGGTCACGTCATCGTGCCGCTTCCGTCCATCGCTCCACAATGCGTCGTCCCTGGCGATCACGGGACACACGGCGCACCTGCACGCAGCCGGCCAGGTCCGCCGCAGCGTTCCCAACCAAGGCGCTGCGACGGACCACCACGGCCTCACCTGCCGTCCTCATCAGCAGGCGGGAAATCCTCAAGCCCTCGGCGGACATGCTCATGGCCGGTCCTCCTTCGTGCGCAGGTTCGGCAGCTCGAAATCTTCCGCCCGATAATCACGCGGTGGGAGAATCACATTCCACGCAGCCAGCCCGCAGGCAGCCAGGGCAAAAAACAAAGCGAACGCAATCACTGCGGGTTCGCCGCCTCGCGGTCAGCGCCCTCCGCTTTGGTCAAAGCCTCCTGCAATCGGGAATACACCCACGCCTCGGGGGTGACACCTTCAGCCTCGGCTCGTTCAAAAACCTGATCCAACACCTCTATGGGCATGCTGGGACTTGGCGACAGGGAAAGAGTGATAACTTGCATAGTTTAGCAGAACGCCGAACAAATGCCCGCATATCGCTAATTATGCAAATAATATTTTGGCATAGTGCTAAAAAGAGTTATTTATCCCCATGCATAACCCCACAACAACACCAGCCATCATTAAACGCTGGCTGAAACGAATCGACCAAAACCGGGCCTGGCTTGCGAACCATTGCGGCGTCAGCAAAAGCACCGTTGACGGCTGGCTGGCCGAAAACGCTCAGCGAGCCATTCCAGCGCCCTGCCTGCGCATCATCAGCACGCTCATGAATGAGCGAATGGTCATCAATCCGCAGATCACACTCAACGATTATTCCCGCATCCAGCAGGCTGCCAACGGGGAAAACATCACGGTCAACGAGTGGATTCAATCGGCGATCAAAAAACAACTCGAAGCCGAGCAGCCCGACGCCAGCCCATGACCACCCACCCGCTGCACCCGCCACCTCACGCTCACCCGGCCCCAAGCCCAACGCCTCGCCACCTACCTTTTCCATTTCCACCAGCACGCCCTTTTGCCCCGCCACCGGCACGAGCTGGAGTGGCAAATTTGAACCATTGAGCATGCACTTTGACGATCAAAACCCGAATCCAAGAAGCAACGTTACCGGCTGTGCATGCGACGACCTTGTTCCAGTTCCGACGCCGGAAGAGAGGGCGGCAAATCACCGCGCACTTTCACTCGAACGAACAAGGTGACTCGCCGCGTCCTCGCGGTTGAGTCCACCGCCTTGTTCGACCTCTTTTTTATGACACCACGAACTGAAAAATACAAAGCCCAAGGAAGGGAATGGCTCCCGCTGGGCATCTTCGAGGATGTGGAGCGTGAAAACTCAAGACTCCGCGAGGCACTAGACCGCATCGCCCGCCCCGTCTGGTGGATGCAGGAAGACCAGAAGCGGAAGACGGGGAGCATCAATGGAATCAGCGGCGGAATGGCCGTCGCGCTTTCGGATTCAGCGGAATACCTCAAGGGAATCGCCCGCGATGCTTTGTCGAACGCCTCAAGTCTGGCGACGGCGGGCGCTGCACTTCCGAAACCATAAACAGGCAACTCCCCGCCGTTGCCAGCACTGCCGGGTTCTCCGGCGAACTACCCAAGACATACTATGGCCGAAAACACCGAACTGAATGAACTGCAACGCAGGCTGCATGATGCTCACGAATCATCCGCAAGGCTACGAGATCGAATCACGGAACTCGAAGGATGGGTGGCAGAAGGGAAACGCAACGGCACACGATGCGCAGAGCAGCGTGACAATGCCGCTGAACTGCTGGCAGAAATCATGCGGGATGAAGTGAACGCTCAAGACGAGGCTGAAAAGTGGCTTCGGGCTTACGCACCGCATCTGCTTTTCTCGGAGAACGTCCCGGATCAGGCGACGGCGAGCGATGGACGCCCGCGGACATGACAGATGAGCTACGAGCCGTTGCCTGCATGTGATGGTTCTCCGACGATTTACCCACGACAACCTTATGACCGAAAAACTAATCCGCACTACTGCCAAGCTCTACGATGCACGCGACACTATGCGCCGACTGCATGGGGACAACTGGCCCCAGAAGATCAACGAAATCAGCCCCATCATTCGAGGGGTAGCCAAGGAGGGCAACACCTCAATCCTCAGCGCGGCCATCCAGATCGCGAAGAAAGCCAGCAAGGACGGTCAGCCTATGGCAAGCGTGATGGTGCTCGCTGTGGCGTGCGAGCTTTCGGAGAACGTTTGAGATCAGCAACGGGGCCTTAGCCCCGTTGTGCTGCATCTCATGGTTCTCATTCCGTGGTCTAAATCCCTCGAAAATAAATCGCACAAAGTCCGAAAATAGTATTTGCATCATTCGGACATTGTGCGAATATAAGGGGTAGTCAGAAACAACGAACCAAACACAAATATGAAAATCGACCTTACCTCACCAAAAGCAGCTACTCAGTATCTCGCCAGCCTTCCAACGGACGAAGTGATTGAAATTCCAGACCGCTTCCAAAAGGCGCCACGCTCCGCTGCTCAAGAAGCATTGCTCGTCGCTTTTGAAGTCTCGTGCTCAGACCTTGGCTCCCGCTTTGGTTATGAAATTGAAGCAGGAGTTGCAGTCGCAACCCTCAAAGCAGACGAGCGCGAAGCCGAAAAAAACCACAACTTCAATTTTCGCGGCTAAGCATGAACTTCGCTGAACAACTCAAAAGCCATCGCCAGCGCCTCGGACTCACTCAGTCCGAGGCCGCTGATTTGCTGGAGGTATCTGCCTCATGGGTGGACAAAGCGGAACGAGAGATTCGCACGCCCATCAAGATCACGCAGGAAGGTGCATTGGCTCGACTCACGAAGGCCAAGGCGCGTCCGAAGGAATGAGAAC